TTCAGTTGCAGAATATCAATTTGCGAATATGTCTTTATTTGAAAATGAAAGAAAGATTCTTGCAAAAGATATTGAACTACCTTCCGAAGACGCTTCATTTAAACTTGAAGAAAAGTATCTTGTGTCTATTATGAGGGCAGCTTCAGTTATGAGTCTACCTGAGATTGCTGTTATAGCAAGTGAAGGGAAGATTAAATTGCAAGCAATTGATTCTAAAACATCCGTCGATAGTTATGCAGTCGAATTAGGAAGCTCAGATTCTAATTTTAAAATGATTTTTAAAATTGAAAATCTTAAAATGATGAAAGGTTCTTATGATGTAAAGATCTCAAATAAGGGATTAGGTCATTTTAAGAATTGTGAAAGAGCTTTAGAGTATTGGATTGCAACTGAACAGACAAATTAAAGGATTATGACAGATAATATATTATGGGTTGAGGCTTACAGGCCTCAAAAGGTATCGGACTGTATACTACCTGATCATTTGAAAGAACCATTTCAAGCTTATGTAGATAAGGGTGATATTCCTAATTTGTTGCTTAGTGGTGGACCAGGTGTAGGTAAAACAACTATTGCTAAAGCAATGTGTAAAGAAATCGGTCTTGATTATCTTGTTGTGAATGGCTCACAGGAAACTGGTATTGATTTGTTGAGAGTCAAATTAGAAAATTATTGTAGTAGCGTTTCATTAATAGGTACTAGAAAAGTTGTTATTATTGATGAAGCAGATTATTTAAATCCACAATCAACACAGCCTGCATTAAGAGGGTTCATTGAACGGTTTGCAGAGAACTGTAGTTTCGTTTTTACTTGTAATTATCTTCATAGACTTATTGATCCTATTCATTCTCGGACTTCAGTAATTGAGTTTAAGATCGATAAGAAAGAAGCACCTAAGATAGCACAACAAATGCTAGAAAGGGCTAAACATATTCTTGATGATAATAATATCAATTATAACGAAAAGGTTCTTGTTGAATTGATAATGAAATATTATCCTGACTTTAGGAGAACGTTAAATGAATTACAAAGATACAGCGCTATTGGAGGCATTGATAGTGGGATTCTTGGTCAATTGGGTGATGCTAATTTTCTTGCTCTTATCAACGCATTAAAAGAAAAGAACTTTACAAAGGTACGTAAATGGGTTAATGATTCAAGTCATACAGATCCAAGAAACATATATAGACAATTATATGATAATTTACACGAACATTTAACACAAAACGCATTACCGCCAATTATTTTACTATTGGCTGATTATCAATATAAGTCTGCATTTGCAGCAGATCAACAAATCAATTTAACTGCATGTTTAATTGAGATAATGGTTGAAGGGCAATGGCAATGAATCCATTCGATTTTGTAAAAGATATTAACTATAAAAAGAAGGATATACTACAGGATGATGTAGATGGCCACTTAGAACGTGAATATAAAGCCTTTTTAATCAATAGAACATTTAGTTTGACCTCTGATACGGCACTTCATGCTAACGAGATGAACATAAGACCGCATCTAGACAATAAGCTTCAATACCACTATTTGCTAAATATTATCAGACCCAAGAATAGATTTGGTCGATGGTTAAAAGCTGAGAAGTACGAAGCCATAGATCTAATCGTAGAATATTATGGTTATTCCTTGCAGAAAGCTAGGGAGGTCGTAGATATTTTCACTGATGAAGATTTGAGTACTCTCAAGCAAAAATTATTTACAGGTGGATTGAAGGAGCACGATGAGTATAGAGGTCGAAGCACTCGTTGAAATCAGATTAAAACAACCTGATGATTTTTTAAAGGTAAAAGAGACTTTAACTAGAATTGGAGTGGCATCTAAAAAAGATAAAACTTTATACCAGAGTTGCCATATTCTACATAAGCAAAGTCGATATTACATTGTTCATTTTAAAGAGTTGTTTATGTTAGATGGGAAGCCATCTAATTTTTCAGATAACGATGCAGCGAGACGTAACACGATAGTAAATCTACTAGCTGAATGGGATTTAGTGCAAATTGTTGATAACGATAAAGTTAAAGAGAATGTTGTACCAATTAATCAGTTAAAGATTATATCATTTAAAGAAAAAGATGAGTGGAACTTAGTAGCAAAATATAATATTGGGAATAAAAAAAGTGACAATGCTGAAATTGAAAGTTCATAAATTATACGATGATGTACAAACTCCAATTTTTTCAACAAAAGGGTCTGCATGCTTTGACATACATGCATATTATAGCCCAGAAGTTGGATATAAAAAATGGAGTGATAATAAAAAAGGGTTTATAGATAGAAAAGATCTTTCTATAACCATACATCCTTTTGAAAGGGTACTAATACCTACAGGGATGATATTAGATATTCCGGTTGGATATTCAGTAAGAATACATCCTAGATCCGGATCGGCAATTAAACAAGGTTTAAGCTTGATTAATTGTGAAGGCGTAATTGATTATGATTACGTAGATCCATTGTTTATAGCAGCAGTTAATTTGTCTGATGCACAGACTATCGTTATAAATAATGGTGACAGGGTCGCGCAAGGCGAACTTGTTAGAATGTTGAGTTATCAGATCGAAGATACTGACATTAAACCTGGACAAAAGACCGACCGAGATGGTGGTTTTGGGAGTACAGGTCAATGAAAGACTTCAGACTTAAAGTAACCTATGAGGGTGAACCTGTAGGTGAATACTCAGCGAACTCCATATTTGAATTAATATGGATAGTTTATAAACATCGATTTGAACATCTGCTCAATGGTGAGGGATGGAGAGATTGATGATCTTGCTTATATAAGGAGATAATATGTTACATTTTACACCAAACGCACTTAACCTTTTTGCTAATCCTAAACAATTCGAACAAATGATTCAAACCACATTAGGGTTTGATACTATGTTTGAAAGATTGTTAGGAGATGATCAACATTTTAATAGAAACCAATCAGGTTACCCACCTTATAACTTGAAAAGAGATGGAGAACATTATATAATAGAGCTAGCAGTTGCTGGTTTAAGTGAAGAGGATATTAAAGTGAATGTAGAAGATGGTGTTTTAACCGTCGAATCAACAACTAAAGATAAAGAGAGTGGATGGACAGAAGATGAATTTATTCATAAAGGAATCGCCAAACGTTCTTTTAAGCGTTCTTGGACGTTATCTGATGATATTGTTGTTAAAGGTGCATCCTTAGATAATGGGATGTTAACAATCTCAATGGAAAAAATAATTCCAGAAGAGAAGAAAGCGAAACAAATTCCGATTGTTACAAGTCAGAAAAAACTTTCGTAATTTCGACGGGGTCGTTGGAGATAAATATTACAAACCAACGACCCTTACTAGGAGTGAACAGTGCATGAAGCTGAAGATATAAGAGTAGCGCCGAACTTTACGCTACCGGAACTAACAAAAAGTTCAACAGCAGATAGAATGGGATTAGATAATACACCCGCCTCAGATCAGATTTTAGTAAATCTAACAAACGTAGCAAATCATATTCTACAACCAGTCCGAGATCACTTTGGTCCAGTACGTGTTAATAGTGGTTATAGGGGACCTGCTTTAAATAAAGCTGTAGGAGGTTCTTCTAGGTCACAACATTGTCACGGTGAAGCAGCGGATTTTGAATGTTCTAGAGTTGGTAATGATGAATTGGCTGAATGGGTCAGAGATAATTTAGAGTTTGATCAACTAATTTTAGAATTTTATCAACAAGGTAAACCATCAAGTGGATGGGTTCATTGTTCCTACAAAACTAATGGCGACAATCGCCAAAAAGTTATGACCGCTTTGAGAGTACATGGTAAGACTCAATACAAGGAGGGCATAGTAAAATGAGAGAGGTAGAATATGAAAATTTTTATTCTAATATATCTCCAGTTCCTGTATACAATAGGAGCTTTCTTTGGAAAGTGCTGGATTGATAAACAAATTTTATGGTGCTATAAAACGTTAGAAGATAAGTATAACCACAAAGTTGAACACTACTATCATACATCAAATACATGAAATTTTACACTAATGTACATCAAATTGGTGATCATATATTAGTAAGAGGTTATGAGAACGGTAAAAGATTTGATGATCGTATAGAATACTTTCCTACTATTTTTGTACCGTCTAGAGAAGATTCTGAATATAAGACTATTGATGGTAAACCTTTATCTCCTGTCAAACCAGGTTCAATAAAGGAAACAAGAAATTTTATTCGTAGGTATGAAGGTGTAGATAATTTTCCAATCTATGGAATGAATACTTACAGGTATAGTTGGATATATGAAAACTTTCCAAAAGATAAAAGTATAGAATATGATTATTCTCTTTTACAAGTCGCTACAATAGATATTGAAACAGGTTCTGAAAATGGATTTCCGAATCCTGTATCTGCTACGGAAGAAGTACAAGCAATTACTGTTGGTTGTAATGGTAAATATTATGTGTTTGGATTTAATGATTACACTCCATCAGAAGAAAATGTAGAGTGGTTTCATTGTGCAGATGAACAACATTTAATACAAGAGTTTCTTAGTTTTTGGGAGAAGTTAGCTCCAGATATTATTACAGGTTGGAATATACAAATATTTGATATTCCTTATTTGTATAATCGGACTATTAGATTATTTGATCAAAAGGAAGCTCGTAGATTATCTCCATGGAGGTTAATAAATGAACGCACTACTCAACTACGTGGAAAAGATATCACTTTTCATGATATTATTGGCATTTCTGTTATTGACTATATTGACGTTTACAGACGTAATAGTCCCCCTGCTGAATCATATAGGTTAGATTATATTGCTTCTATTGAGTTAGGTCAAAAGAAGTTATCGTTTGAAGAGTATGGATCTCTTCATACATTATACAAAGAGAATTTTCAAAAGTTTATCGACTATAATATTAAAGACGTGCAATTAGTAGAACGATTAGAAGAAA